GACTTGCTGATGACGGTCGATCCGTCACTTCGCTTCACTTGCTGCACACGAGCAAGGAACGGGGGTTGAGCCATCGTAGTTCTCCTTCCAAACAGCCCAAAAAGGGCGGAGGCGATCGTATGCAGGGAGCCGGGGCTAATGGCTCGGACCGCTGATCATCCTCCGCCCCTCATCCGCCTCTGCTGCAAGTCGTTAGCTAGACATCTTGCAAGCGCGGCGGATGATCTCAGCGGTGGTGCTGATCCGGTGCCGGAGGTGTCGGCGTCGGCCTGGTCGGACGACCCGGCAATCCCTGATCCGGCCTCGGAGGACGATCCGGCCTATCCGGCCTCTCCGGACGCGCGGGGATCTCGACCACGGTGTAGCGGTAGCCGACTCCAGGTATCCACACCATCAACATAGCCTTGCCACCTGGATACTCGGGCGGCAACGGCGGCCAGACGGTTCCCGGCGGAAGCGACGGAAGCTGACCAGCTTCGCCTTCTCCACCTTCCTCCGGCACATAAGGCGGCCAATCGGGAAGCTGACCCGGACCACCTTCCTCAACTCCATAGCCCGGATCGACCGGACGCCCACCCCAGCTCGGAAGCTGCCCAGGACGACTGGGACGACCGGGGCGACCAGGATAGATCGGATGACTCGGACGCCCGCCACCAGGAAGCCCCTGGTCGGGGTGTCCACCACCAGGAACGCCCCAGCCGGGATCGACCGGACGGTCGAGGTCCGGCCTGTCCAAAAAGTGAATGAATGCGAAAGGCATTATCTTCTCCTCTTCTGTGGGCGGCTCTCGCCACCCGGTTGCAGTCTTCTAGTCATAGGAATGTCACATAGGCGGGATCAGCGGGCACCGTGACACATCGGGCAGTGCATGTCAACCGGCACGCTAGATTTATTTTTTACTCCCTGAAATCAGCGATATAGCACGAGACTGGACGAGGCACGCTCCCCGTGGCTCTCCAGCTTGATGCAAACGCCACCCTGCCGCTGTCAGGAGACATCGTGGCCTGGCATTGGCTCACATAGTCTGGTGTCTGAGAATTCTGGTGGTGGCAGATGCGGAACACAGCAGATCCCGTCAACGCACACATAATGATCTCGCCCCGGTATGGCGGGTATGTAGGATTGTCGAATGCGTCGGCGACGCACCACCGGCGGTTCTGGGTGCCGCGCGTTGAAGTATGCGAGCACCACCCGCCGCTGCTGAGCTGTGTGTGCTTGGTATCACGCAGACGGAACTTGCCGATGCGACCGGATGGGCCGAAGCCCAGGCTCCCGGAATTGACGCGCCCGACGATATTCTCGTCTCCGCCCGTGTCGAGTATCATGTCGCCGTGACTCACCGTGTTCGACACCAGGGTGTTGATGATCTGCCCCTCGAGATCAGTGACGATGGTGATGTCGGGACTGAACTGCCACACCATGTAGGTGCCGGTCGGCGAAATCCCCACTGAGCTGAAGTTGTTGGAGCTGAGTGACTGGGCGTAGACATCGCGTTCACGCTTGTCGGTGCCGAGTCGATAGACAAACGCTACGTCGCGGCTGTCCTTCTTGCCGCTGAGTACCACCGAGTCCCCGGCGAGATCGAAACACCACTTCCAAGGTCCGAACGTGAGCTCGCTGTACTCAGACCCGAAAGCCTTGATCACCTCGGTCGTGCCCGTCTCCGGGTTCCACTCCCCGATCTTGTCCTGGTGTGCGTAGTGCATCAGCTTCGGATTAGTCGGGTGCCATCGCACGTCGCTGCTGCTGGGCTTGTTGCGATGCACGAACAACGGCTCGTAGCTCTCACCGTCAAGAAACACCGCCGTCGGACCCGAAGCTCCCGTGCCGCGATTGTGATCGATGTAGAACACCGACTGGTCGCAGTTCCACGACTGGTCACTATTATAGTGGTGGCGAGCCTCATTGCCCCACGTCATGCCAGCGATGCCACGCACTGGCGTTCCAGGATCCCCGGTGATGCGCGTCAGCTTGGTCCTGAACACCGGATCCTCGATGGTCTCCAGGTATCCGGGCTTGGGCGTTTGTGGAACTTCCTGAAGGTTTGTGTCACGACGCAACCATGCTGGCGGCTCCCACGCCTTAGGCGGCTCCGGCTCGATGGGCGGCACTCCGGGTTCTCCGGGCTCCCCAGGATCCGTCTGATTGATGATGATCGACATGTCTCCTGCCTCAACATCTCCGCTGATCGTCACCTCAGCCGGGAACGTGGAAGTTCCAGCCGCCGTCTTCACTTTCGTCTTCGTCTTCTTTGCCACAATCGTTCTCCTAGATTTCAAAGTGAGGGCCGTCGAAGAAACTCTTGAAGTCACCTCCCCATCTGATGTGAACACCGACCTTGCGAGCGGCATCCTTCATGTGCCTGGCCATGGTGTGGAATGAAGGAATGTTGTTCCAGTTCGGTCCCGGCAACGGATATGCGTCGAATGCCAGAGACGGAGTCTTGTTGTGTTTCGATGTCGGCCACTTGGCCTTGGACTTCTTCTCCCGCACGGCCTTGTCCTGCGCCGCCTTGCTGCGGTGGCCGCAGTATACGGCGAAGTCGTAATGCTTGATGCATTCGTGTGCCACCTTGCGCAGATCGGGGTGGCACTCTCCGAGATATTTGAGAGATGACTTCGATAATGTCGGCATTATGATTTCCTTGTAAGAGCGATCATGCCCGCTACCGCGGTTATCAGCCCCAGGATTGATGAGACAGCCTCATCCATCTCGGGCTGTAGGATCCCAGCTCCTTCGTAGTTGGCGGCGTTCAATGCGGTGATGATGATAGGTGTGCCGATCATGACGATCTTGGCAATCCGGTTCATGGATCAAAGCCTTCCCATCACGAGCAGAACGAGGAGGATGATGACGATCAACCCGAGGCCGCCCCCGTAGCCGTAGGTGCCTCCGGGGAACCCGGTGTGCCATCCGCCGTAGTATCCGTAGCCACCGCCGAACAGAAGAAGGATGATGATTATCAGGATGACGATGTTCATGTTGGCACCTTATCGGTTGTCGTTGCTGGCAAACAACGCTCCAGAATGAACTTGTTCATCAGGTGCTCGCGTTTGGCGCGTTCGGTCACACCGAAGTAGATGAATACCATTATCGCCACTTGCATCACCACCAGCGCCAGCAACATCGGTTGACTTCTCAAACTCTCGATCACCGTGGTGGCGATGGCCGCGCCTTCAGCTCTCTTGTCGTGGTCATCAGCCTTGGTCATGGTGTTTACCCATGGAAGAACAATATGAAGATGATGAATGTGGCGAATATAGAACCGAGCACGAAACCGACGCCGAAGCCTCGGTTAAATCCCGGCTCGGGGATCATCGGTGCAATGGCGGCCCGAACACCTGCCACCCCAGCAGCAGGAACAAGAAGAACAGCAGAATGATGTCTCCAACGGGTCCGAAGGCTGCACCCACCATGCCGAAGTGCGTAAGCAGGCCGAACACCAGCCAGATCAACATCAACACCCAGTATGCGAGACCTAGTGTCATGACTAATCTCCTAGCGTTTTGATACGTGGCACGTAGCCACCGAGAAACTGCACATACTCACCTTGGCGACGCGGGATGATCTCAGGAGGTTTGTTCCACATGAGGATGGCTTCGGCACAACCAGCCAGGTCACCATCATTGAAACGCTTGACGAATGTGGAACCCTTGAATGCCCCGGTGCCAATGTTGAAGCAGATGGACGTGAAGGCATCAAACTGGAACTGCTCCATCGGCATGGTGATGCATTCATTCACTGCCGCCTCAAATTCATCGAGATCAGTGTTCAAAATCTCTGCGGCTTGCTCCTCGGTGATAGTCAGTCCCGCATAGACTTCGGGAGGCCCCGCCGCGCTGGTGTGTCCGACACCGATGGTCCAGACCCCCACGCTGTCCTTGTAAGCCTCACAACGCAGGCCCTCGCGCTCGATCAGCAGATCGACACCGGCATCGGAGATTTCGGGATCTGGGACAATCACGGATTGATCCTCACTTGAGGTGACCCCCACGTTTGCAACAGCTCCAAAGCCTTGGCCTTGACCTGATTGGGAGGTATGCCACCGAGACCGGTGCGCATTCCGTATGCATGCAGAATGTAGTTGCTATCGGAGTCGACATCCATGCCTCGAGGACTCGGGGTGCCGGATCCTGTGAAGCCAGCTTCGATCAATGCCACAGCCACATATTCCGGCACGGTGATCGATCCATCGAGATTGGGACGCATGCGTATCTGGCCGTAGCCGATCTCGACGCATCCCGGTGGGGCTTGCAATGTAACGGGCATACATACCTCCTTAGTCGTATTGACCACCCGACGACGTTGTGCCTGCAACGGAGCCGGGGAAGAAGTTGGGATCGCCGCTCTCGGAATTGACGACGCCGTTAAAGTTAGCGTAATACTTCTGTCCGGTGCAGGTTCCGCTGAATGTGAGGAAGCCAGGTTGTGTGCCCCAGTTGCCTCCAGATGTGGCCACAGCGAAAGCCTCGAAGGTTGGGACACCGTTGAGAGTAATATGCACGTTCTGACTGACGGAGATGCTGGCCCCGCCCCCGGCGGTGAAATGCTGACAGTTTGCGCCGCCAGCGGAAATCGAATAGCTGCCCACAGCATACAGAAGGGCGCACCACAACGCGCTCGCCTGATACCACGTCGATGTCGAGAAATCGATGTTCTGGTAGTAGATGATGGTGCCCGACCCCGCCGCCTCAATGCAAGCGTAACTGGATTGCAGACGGAAGCCTTGGATCATGAACATGGCCCCGCCGAAACCTTCGACGCAATGTATTAAGCTGCCTCCTAGAGTAGTCCATAGGCAATTGTCTGGAGCCCCCATGTTTCCCTGGATGATCACGCTGTTTGGATAAAGCTGACCAGGGATGGTGCCCGATGCCGACAGGATCGGAGCCGCATTGTTCGTATAGGTGCCATCGGAAACCTGGATGGTCACCGTGTGACCGTTCAAGTCGAAACGGGCGTGCAGTAGGTTCCATGCCGCCTGTGGCGTCTGGAATGCCGAGCTCGGAGACAGACCATTGCCGGTCGAGTCGCTTCCGCTGGTGCCGTTGACGTAGATCGTGGTGTCCGCACCGAGGAGCACGCGTTCCGGCTTGCCCACAGGGAAGTAGTTGGTGCCGTCGAAGAACACATCGACAGTCTGACCGGGACCGAGGGCTAAGGTATTATTGATGACGTTGAAGATAACCGCTGGAGCCTGAGCTGACATCGACAGGAGCGCCGTGGCGTCGCCGTTGCGCACCCTGAATGATACGTTGGGAGCCAGGCCAGATGCGGCATTGGGTAGAATGTCGGCCATGGTGTTACCGGCATTAGACCGGTTCATCATCTTGCCAACGTAAGGAGGTGAGTATGTATATGTCGGCCCTTGAAGCTGCACCATGCCCTGGCCCGACATGAATTGCAGCAGGGCGTTCTCGAACTGCAGCTCTATAACGGGGATGTTGCCATCGTCGGCGATCTGAGCCGGCTGGTTGTCGTTGATGAACTGGCCAATCATCGCGGCGATGATTGAAGACTGTCGCCATGTGGAGTTGCACTGGATCGACAGGGCCGTGCCCGCCACGTATCCGGTCTGGCGTGCAGGAAGAGCTTCATACGATGGGTTGTCTAAGACATTGGCACCGCCTGCAGTGGCAAACGGGTAGAAGGGATTGGTGTTGGCAGCGAGAGCTGTGGCCACCGCTTTCGGGGAGACGTCATCCATCATCTGCTCCTTCGTGTCGGACGTTGGCGGTGACTCCTCTGTTTCGCGGGCGTGATCTCGCCACCAGCGTCGAGGAAATCTTGTAGAGCTTTTGCGGTCGCCTCATCGGGACCACCGATGATGTGGAATAGGCGCACGCCAGTCGTAGTGATCAGCAACACATGGTCGTCATCGATGGCGTGTGCTTCATTAATCACGTCAGCCATCACGGCGCTCCTTCCAATGCGGCAACTCGGGCTCGCAATGCTTTCAACTCAGCAACGAGGTATGGGATGAGCTTCGATTGATCGACGCCCCATGGACGAAAACCATCATCCCCTGGTCGCTTGTTCGGATCGTCATCACCTTCGACGACGGCTTCAGGAACAATGGACTGCAAGTCTTGTGCGATAAAACCTCGACCGGGCATAAGATCTGGCGTGCTGTTCCATTCGAAGGCGACTGGCTCGATAGCGTCGATGGTCGCCCCGATGTCCTGCTCGGCGGCGAGCGGACGCACATTGTCTTTCAATCGAGCGTCAGATGTGCCGCCATAGTAAACAGTCGCTCCATCGGTTGAGACACTGCCAATCAAGTTGTTCTGCCCCCACAGCCAACCGTGCAGCGCGCAGTCGGTTCTATCGGTGCGGTCGAATGATGCGCCCCCTCCGGAGAAACCGGCCCAGAACCCCGCCCCCCAAACGTAGCTGGGAGATGCGCCGAAGCTGTTCGGGGTCGCGAGCAGCATCCCGATGTAATAGCTCGACTTGAGATATCCGTTGTAAACCTCGAACATCCCATTGGGAGAGCTTGGTCCACCGGCGCAGTAAACCTGCATGCCGCCGTTGATCTGCGAGAACCCACCCTGGGTGTGCAGCCCAGATGAACTAAGCGCTCCGGTGAGAACCAACGCGGTGCCATTCAACTGTCCGGTCAGCGTGCCGCCGGTCAGTGGCAGGACGTGGCCCCATGTAGCGTTGACGCGGCCATAGGAGAAGCCATCGGTAGGAGCTTCGTTGAGCGGGCTATTCGATCCCGGTGGACCAGGAATGCCTTGGGGACCGGGAATGCCTTGTGGGCCTGGGTTACCTTGCGGACCCGTCGCTCCATCCTGCCCATCCACACCGTCTTGCCCCGGTATTCCTTGGGGGCCTTGCGCGCCATCCGCTCCCTGAGTTCCCGGCGGTCCCTGCGGTCCGATAGGTCCGGTGCCCGAGATGAATGTCCAATAAGCCGAGTCGGCGGCGAACGTGGCTCCGGAGACGTGATCGGTGTTGCACGCGTAGATTTGGCCGTTGTTCTCGACCAGGGACGCTGGAGGGCCGACGACATAGTTGATCAACGCTTGCCATGGCGCGACCGCTTGCCATGCGGGTGGACCCTGAGGACCCGGATTGCCCTGTGGTCCCGGCGGACCCTGCAGACCCGTCATGATCTCCGCCACATTGATCTGCACATTGGCCCCGCTCTGAACCAGGGGCACGATCTCGCTACCCGTCAACGGCGTGGTAGCCGGAGGCATCTGCGAGATCGCTATCGATCCGGCGATGACGTTTTGAGGAGTTGGCGTATCGAGCATGTCAGTTCCTATGGCTCAAGGGCGATTTCGTAGAAGTCCTCGGTGGTGATGATGTTGGCGTGATCCTCAGTCAACACAATCGGGGTCACCCCTGTTGAAGACAACGGCGGCGTCACGCCCCAAGTTCCCTGGTCGAAACCTTGGATGAATTGATTGTTGAGGTCAAACCCGAATATCGCCTTATTGTTGATCGAGTTGATCTCGTAGTAGATGCGGACGCCTTCCGGCTTGAGCGGCACAAACTCGGTGGTCAGGAGGTATTGCTCGAGGACGGGCGGGATCGCACCCGTGAGACCAACCACATAAGACATATCCTGGCGATCCTCGATGTAGAGATTGGTGTTCGGATCGCTGAAGAAATTAGCGTATATGCTGAGTATCGTCTCGAATGTGCCGTCGCTATTGTTGGCTGCGATCTTTGCATATAGGAGACGCCGATACGTTTCATCATCCAGGAAGAATATCGCCTCAACGGGGGAGTACGGTCCCTGCCACACCGCCTGATCGAAACCAAGGCCATCGATGTCGAAGCTGAAATACGCATCATATATCGGCTCCGTCAATTCCCGATTGCGCCCGATCCATTGCCCTGTCTGATCGAGCTGAACGCCGATGGCCGTGTCGACATCGAAGCATTGCGGCAGGTTGTTGGCGACGAACGCCTCCATCTTGGCGATGATGTCGGTCAGCAGCGCAACCGTCTCCGTGAACTTCGGCTGGCCGCGGAAGAACGGCGTGATCAGATCAAGGTATTGATCGGTGGTGCGCATTATCTACGCCTACGCCTCTTGCCGTATGGTGTAGGTGGAATGGTGAACGAGATCTGTGTCGGATCGCACGCCGGAGCCTCGTTCCACATGCACACGATGTCACTCGTGCCCAGCGTATCACCCGACCGAGCCAACTGCAGACTGACCATCTCGTATGTGGACGACTGCGGCATCTGGCCATACAACTGAGCCGGCACCAATGCCTTAATCTGGTCGACGCGCCCGCCGATGCCCAGGGCGTTGGTCCAGTCGCTGAGCGTCTGGGCGATCTGGTCCTGGATCAACTGGGTGAACCCATCCAACGCATACAAGGTGATGCTGTATACGATCACCGGCTCGATGGGACGCGAAAAGCGGATCAACTCGGGGATGCCGAACGGACTCATCCAAGGAATGGTGGTGGTGCCGTTAGTGTATGCCCCCGGAGTTTTCTTGGTAGCGATGATGTTAGCTATCTCATCGGCGTCGCCGCCATCGATGACGCATGAGATGGAGTGTGGCGGGAACGGCGTCGAGTTGGGCGTGTATAGAACCGACTCGCTAGTGTCGTTCTCGTAGATGCGCACCCGATACGTTTGAGACGATGGATCGATAGCCACACCGGGCACGCCCTCCAGCGCGCCCCAGATGCCATCGAGCACGGTGAGTGACGGCAGCATGGTCGACTGGGCTTGCCGGTTGCGCAGCGCGGCGTCCGTCTCCACAGGCTGACCCGGAGTAGCCGATGCCGGATTAGTCGCCGTCTGCCACCCCAGAGTCGGCGTGCCGATGCCGGTGATGGTGTTAGGGGCAGCTTCTACGGCTCCTTCGGTGCCGCACGTCGCTGTGGCAGTGACATCTGCGGTGACCGGATCGATGATCACCAGAGGTGGCAGGAACCACTGGTTGCCAGCGGCGTCGGTGACGTAAGCGTTGACCAGCGGAGTTCCCGCCACGCCGACGCAGTAGATGTCGCATGTGCTATTGCTCGGAACCTCTCGAGCGATGCCGTTGATCTTGACCGCTTGCGACAAACCGATGCCTTGGGCCGTCGATGGCGAGTATGAGTTGTATGCCGCGCCGATGGCTGAGTTCAAGTCGTCGACCGCCAAGGTGAACAGTGATAGCAGTTGCCCGTCTTGGCTGTCGTTTCCAAGATATACGTCGGACCCGTATATATTCTGATACCCCTGCATGAAATACTGCAGCACCTGATTGAAGTCAGGGAGATGCAGACCAGTGGCGTCGATGGTGGCGACAGGAGTGACTGGCGGAATGCCCATTAGGTTGGCTCTCTCAATTGCACGCTGACATTGGCTTGGCCATACAGAGTATCGATGGTCATCTGCACGTTGAACTGGCGCGTGTCGCGATTGACCTGGCTGGCGTATGCGTGGATGGCGGTGACATTCTGGGTTCCCAGGGTGCGAGCCTGGACGGCCGGATCACGCGTCGATCCCGTATACTTTCCCAGGACCTGCGTGCGCCATGGCGTGCCGTCACTGGTGTCCAGGAACCAATCCCCGAGATACAGCTGGAGACGGGTCCACACCGCCTGGGCCGGAGCGTCGGGCACATCGCGCCAGAAATCAGCCTGCTGATGCCCGAACACCATGTCGCCGTTGGCGTCGAGCTTACGGTATCGCATGAGTCACCCGCAGCACGATGTCCAGCGACAGGAGAACGGCGATGACCCAGCATGCGACCATGGTGCTGCGCATCGTGCCAGAAACAGGAGGGCCGGTGTTGCCTCCTCCCGGTTGCACGTCCGAGTGAAGATGCGTGCCGAGGGTGATGTTGTTCCCTGTGGCGATCACCTCGGTGGCCCTCAGCGTGCCGGTGATGGTCACGTCACCGGTGTAGTTGTGCTGAGGCACATTAGTGGTCATAGGCTTGACCGAATTAAGGGTAAACGACCCGTCCGGCTTCAAGTCGAAGATGGCGTGCGGCGTGAACGTCGTCTTGCCCGATGCGTCTCGGGTCGATGTGCCGTCCACAGTACGCATCTGGACCGATGATGTCGATACGCTCTTGATCTTACGCGGTTGACTCCACAGCCCAGGCACAGCGATGGCGTCCGACATGTGGTGCGTGCGCGCGTCGATCTGAGGCTGCGATCCGCCCGACTGCCACCAGGTGTCGATGGGCCGAGCGGCGTGGTTGAGCAGCACCTCGTCCCCCTTGTGGATGGGGAACGTCAGAACCACACCACCTCCCCCGAGATGACATATCGGCACGTCCTGGAGGATCGGCATGTCCTTGTCCTGGACCGTCTCATCCGGCATCGTCTGCTTATACTTGATGGCCGGCTGAGTCTGAACCGTGTATCCGTCGCTATCCTGAGTGATCAATCCAACCTGGTTCGTCCAGACGTGTTTCGTCAGGTAGTTGAGAATAACCTTGAAAGGCTCCTCGTGCAGTTCGTATCGTTCACGCAGATCCATGGTTGACCTCAGGCGTAGTAGTAAAGGTGACTAGTCGATCCGAGATTGTTGTAGTCTGGAACCTCCGGAGGATTGCCGTCCGTGGCTACATACAAGGACCCTGGGATGCCGACATACGCGTATTGCTCGAGCAGGTCGCATCCGGTGACCAGAGGGATGCCGCATATCAGCTGGACACCCTGGTTGTCGTAGATGTCCATGATCCACCCGCCCATCGGCGTGAAGCAATACCTCAATCTGAGAATATAGTAATTAGCTCCTAGCTGGATATTGAGTTTCTGGGCCAGGCTGATCAATGGTATCTCGTAACTCTGGGCCATTATGGCACTCCACCTTCGGTGCCGACACCGACCACAGGGGCCTCCGCCGATCCGGTGGTTCCTTGCGGAATGCCTGTCCCGGTGGATGGCGCTTGCGCCGGTTGCTCAGCCACCCCCGACCACGGGACGATACCCCCAGCGGCTTCTCCAGGACCCACACTTGGAGGGAGCTGTTGCCCCGGAGGAGCGGTGCCTCCACCAGGTTCGTAAGAAGGAGGAGGGGGACCAGGATCACCCGGCTGCCAGGTCGGTCCTCCAGGAGCGGTGGTCGGTCCACCTTGAATTGGACTCTGGCCACCCGAGCTGTAATCGGTCGGATACCCAGGCTGGGAAGTCTGAGTACCCTGGTCGCTCTGCGACGCGGTCTGACTAGGTGTCAATTGGTTGCTTGGACTGGCACCCGAGGTCTGCTGCGTATTGGTGATGATGATCTCACGCAGGTTGACGGTCATGTTCAAGGCATATTCGGACGTCTCGTCGGTGGTCACCTGCATCGATTGGATCAGCATGTTCTGGTATAATCGCTTACCCGTCGAGACGTTCATCGGCTCCCGGCTCTGCTGCAGAGTGATCATCGTCTGATAGATCATCTTGACGAAACCCGAAGCCTGATGAGAGCTGTCGGAGAAGCCGACGCGCATCTGACATTCGTAAGGCATGTGGAACGCGTGATCGGTGACCGCCGCTCCCGTCTCGACTGGATGATCAGTGATCCTCAAGGTATCGTTGTGGATTTCTTCGACCGCCACGTCAGGGATGATGGTGCCGATGTATCGAGCGCCCGTGGAGATCATGGCGTATGGGGCAGACGCGTCGCCAATCGTTGGGCCGTAGCTGGACTGCGTCAAGCTTCCTGATGGATTGGACGGATTGGCTCCGGGATTACTCGGGAGATTAGGTGATCCGCCATTGACATACGGCACTGGCAGATTTGAACTAGGCTCGGGACCAGCGAGGCGTCCGACGGGAACGGGAAGATTGTTAGGCACTAGACCGGCCCTGGCGAACGCCCACCGACTGGGCTACTAGGCACCGCGCCCGGAGGAACATTCGGTGTGGATCCTGCTGGACCTTCAGCCTGGCTCGGTGTGCGGATCTGACCGCTGGCCACAACGAACGCATCAGATCCCGACTCTCCGATGCAGGTCATATCGGCATACCACGGGTTGCCTCGCGTGTCTCCCTCCCAATCGATATACAAGACTCGATATATGCCGTCGGCTGTGGCCAGAGCATCCATCCGGGCCTGCCATTGCGGATCGAGAGTCATGCCGCCTTGACCTTCGGTGCCAACCGCCCACACCGGGTCTGCTCGATTGATGCTGGATTGGTTGATCTGCAGCCGCGTGTTGACGCTGTAGTTGGGGTTGATCAACGCCCGAACCTTGATCCCCTCTGGAGTTTCGACCGGCATGCCGATTAGACCAGTCGACGAGTTGAGCACCGTCACCCCGACCTGCGGGCTGTGGCCCTTGTCGACAATGTGCAGCTGGCCGTTATGCACGTATGTCAATGCATTCTTGCTGTCGGCCAATGTGCGCAATGCTTGAGTCGCCATGCCTACCAGAGTCACGGCACGAGGATACTTGGGTTGCGACAGATCGACGAACGACACCAGTCCCTTGGTAATACCGAATTGGCCATACTGATCGAGAATGTGATTGTAATGATCCTGTGGCGTCGACCCAGCGGCGAATGTCTTGTTGACCAGCGCCATGTTGAGACCGGCATCTCCATCTCCGGCGAAGATGTCGCAATAGGTATCCGTCGGGTTCTCGCGACCGATGTTCACCCAGGTCAGATTACCTTTGAAAATGGTGCCGCTGTTTCCTTCGTAACCGGCGTCGAGCTGAACGTATCCGATCTCGTGCAACGATTGAATGGCTTTCGCAGTAGCCTTGCTCAAGTTGTATATGCGGGCTTCGAGCTGCTTTGGTTGAGGAACGGTGCCGTGCTTGATCCTGAATGCGATGCGCATAGCTGACACATCGTATCCGGTCGCGTTGCCAGCGATGATCAACCGACAGTATCTTTTATAATTTCGGCTCATGCGAACTTGGTCCTGAAGTCACGCACCGCCGCCTTGTGCGTATTGTTGACGGCGCTAGCGATCTGGGTTCCAGCTGCATGCGGATCGGAGAAACCGCTGACGGTGATATTGTTGGTCTGGTTCATGCTCTGATCTCGAGCGTCATGGTGCGCCGCGCCATTGCCGGTGCCGACCGGAGCAACCTTTCCTGTGGGTCGATCCTGGTATTGCTTGAGCAAACCGCGTCCAGCCCCCACTCGAGATCCTGCCGTCGCTGTAGCGTAACCTTCGTATTTGTGACCCATCTCGGCGGCTCTGCTGAAATCTGACTCATGCACGGACAACCCATACTTCCTCCACTCCTTGTCAATGAACTCCACCTGAGTGTCGTAGTCGGTCCACGGTTTTCCCTTGGCCGCCGCAAACGCCTTCAACTCTGCCAGCCGGCCCCGGTTCCACTGCACCAGCCCATGCGATCCTCCAGGCACCGATGGATCACCTGATGCTGAGGGATCGAATGACGACTCGATCTGGACGTTACCGGCAACGATGGCGGCGCTCGTCGGCGACCATCCCTTGTCGACCAGTGACTGCATCAATCGCATCGCTCGTTCCTTCTGAACGCCCTTGGGGGGAGGTGGTGTGCGGGAACTTCCGCCACCGCCGTAGCCGCCGCCCTTAATACGAGCGCCGCCGCCACCACCTCCCTCGTCGCCCCATGCGGGCAGTCCAGGAATATCACCACCACCGAGCCCCGCGAATGTGGTTCCAGCCTGAGCGATCTTGGTCAACTGGTCCGTCAGGTTCTCAGTAGCCTTCGTCTGTTTGACGACAGCATCCGTGTGTTTGTCCGGAGTCTTATCGTCTGTCTTGCCATCGGAAGCCTGGGGAAGATTATCCTGCCACCATTTCTTAAATGTGTTCCACCATCCGAACCCCTTCTCCGGGTCATTAGGATCGACGAACGGCACTTCCTTCTCACGACCTCCAAGTAGGGGTGGAACCTTAATTATATCCCCTCCCTCCCCAGCAAGGATCTTGATAACCTCCTCGACGAAATGCTCGATGCGGTCGAAGGCTGCTTGAAGCGTCCCCTGGTTAGCTTCGAGAAAATTGACAAAACGCTCAAACGTGGTGAACAAGGTAATTCGAAAGACCTGTTCCAACTCAATCATTTTTCGATTTAATCTGTCGGCTCCCTCGGCCATCTTCTCCGGAGAAAATCCCATTCGCTCTTGAACTGACTTAAGGTAATCGGCCTCCCTCTTCACCTTCATGGGATCGCGGCGAATGGTGGCATATACATCACTCGGGATGCCATACATCTGCGCTTCGGCCTCACCCGCGGCAAACCGCCCCGGACCCTGAGCCTGCCAAGTTTTGCCCATCTGCACGAGAACATCACCCAGATTACTGATGTTCCCCTGCTTATCAAGCTGAGTCTCGATCCCGAACCTTCTCTTTATCGCTTGACGCAACGGCCCAAATCGCTGGAGCTGCATCCCCATAGCCTGCTCGGTCGCCCCGAATGGCACCCCGAACATCTTGTCCAGACCCTGGGCCGTGAATAGACCACCTACACCAGCCTGAGTGCGTTGCGCCGCCCAATATAGACCAGCGAACATCTGAGTGGTCTCGATCCCAGCCTTCGCGGCGAATTTGAAAATCTCACCCAGTGCCCCGAAGCCAGCGATCAAACCACCGATAGGACCTCCCCTGGCGAAAGCGGCGAATATGTGACCTCCGGGAAGGCCTCCGAAATTGAGGCCAGCCATGAAACCCCCGCCACCCCCACCACCGCCTCCGCCACCCCCGGCACCACCTCCGCCCCCCGTAAAGACGTTCATCCTTTGAGACAGGACATTGATGGTCTGATTGAAATTGTTGATCTGGATGGTGGTGCTATTAATTGTCTGGTTAAAACGACTCCAACCTCCTT